AAGGCGGACTGGGTGGCGACATATTCCGGCCCGACCGGCGACAAGGTCGCGGTTCTGGACCAGGAGGTGGACGCCAAGTTCCTGAGCCACGACAACCAGGAGTCGCAATTCGTCGAAACCCGGCAGTTTCAGGTCGTCGAGCTGGCGCGCATCTGGGGTGTGCCGCCGCATCTGATCTTCGATCTGTCGAAGGCGACCTTTTCCAACATCGAGCAGCAGTCGCTGGAGTTCGTGATCTACCATCTGGGCCCGCATTACGAGCGCTTCGCCCAGGCGCTGACCAGGGCCTTCGCGCCGGATGGACATTACTTCGAGCATCTGACCGACGCGCTGGTGAAGGGCGACCTGAAGACGAGGATGGAAGCCTATTGGCTGCAACGGCAGATGGGCATGGTCAACGCCAACGAGCTGCGCCAGCGCGACAACCAGAACCCGATCCCGGGACCTGCCGGGTCCGAATACTGGCGCCCGTCGAACATGACGCTTGCGGGCGAGCCATCGGCCGCCCCGGCCGTTCTGCCGGTCGGCCGTCAGCGCGAACCCGCCGCACAGAGTGAGGAGTGATACCTTGGACCGTGAACTGACGGCGATCATTGCGGCGATCCGCGCCGAGCGTTGGGCGATCCTGCCCGAGTATCTGGAAGCGATCGAGGCCATCGTGGCCCGAGCCCTGGGATCCGACATCCTGGCGCGTGTCGCGGCCGATGGCCATGAGGCCCGGCTCGATGCCGCGCGGCTGGCGGTCGCCGCTGTGGGCGAGCGTCTGGACGGCAGCATGACCGCCACACTGCGCGACGGGGCGGCCGTGATCCCGATCCTGGGTCCGATCTTTCCAAGGGCAAACATGGTCAGCCAGTCCGCCGGAGGGGCGGGACTGGACGCGATCATGCGCGACTTTCGTGTGGCGCAGTCGGCGCCGAACGTGGATCGCATCGTCTTGCTGCTGGACAGCCCCGGCGGGGTGGTGTCCGGGCTTGGCGAAGCCTCGGCGGCCATTCGGGAGAGCGCCAAGCCGGTGACCAGCTTCGTCACCGGGATCGCGGCCAGCGCCGCCTATTGGCTGGGATCGCAAGCCAAGGAGATCGTGCTGGATGCGTCGGCCTCGGTCGGGTCGATCGGGGTTGTCGCGACGCGCAGCCAGCAGGTGGGACCGGATGCGCAGGGCAGGATGGCAACCGAGATCGTTTCGTCCGGGGCGCCGTTGAAGCGACCGGATCCCTCCACTGACGAGGGCCGTGCGGCGTTGCAGGCCGAGGTTGACGCCATCGAGGCGGTTTTCGTGGCGGCCGTGGCCAAGGGGCGCGGCGTCAGTCCGGCGACGGTGCGGGCCGAGTTCGGGCGCGGTGCCATGGTCGCCGCGCGTCAGGCCGTGGAGGTCGGAATGGCCGACAGGATCGGCACGCTGGAAGGCGTGCTTGGGAAGGGACGGAGAATCGCCCCGACCGCGACAGGCCGCAGCCGTGCACTGGCTGCGGCGGAAGTAGAAACGCGGCGACGGGCCGCTGGGAACGAGGAGTAGACAATGGACTTGATGACCAAGCTCAAGGCCCGCCGTGCGGGCATCATCAGCCAGATGGAGGCGCTGGTCGCCTCGGTCGGCGAGGACGGCATGACCGAGGCACAGACGACCGAGTTCGAGGCGCTGAAAGCGCAGGACGACAAGGTGGCTTCGGAGATCGCCATGGCCGAGGATCTGGAAAAGCGCAAGGCAGCGGCGGCGCGCGTTGCCGATCCGCTGCCGGTCCCCGGCGCGCCCGCGCCGGTTGCAACGGTTCCGGCCGTTCCGGCGGAGAAGGGTCTGCGCTTCGCCCGCATGGCGCGTGCCATGGCGGCGTCGGGTGGGATCGTTCGCCTGGCGGCGGAACAGGCGGAGGCCTGGGGCGATTCCGGGCTTTTCGCCAACCAGAACACGCAGACCGGTGCGGCAGGCGGCTTTCTTGTGCCCGAGGACGTGTCGTCCGAGATCATCGAGCTGTTGCGGCCTGCTTCGGTGATCATGCGCGGCGGGCCGCGTGTCGTGCCCCTGCCGAATGGCAACCTGACAATGAACCGGAAGACGGCGGGTGCGAACTTTGCCTATACCGGCGAACAGCAGGACATCGGCGCGACCGGGATCACGCTGGGTCAGGTGAAACTGTCGGCCAAGAAGCTGACCGGCCTTGTGCCGATCTCGAACGACCTGCTGCGGTCGGCCTCGGTCGCGGCCGACCGTCTGGTGCGCGACGATATCGTGGAAGGCAGCGCGATCGCGATGGACACCGCCTTCCTTCGGTCTGTCGGAGGGGATTACGCGCCTTTGGGTCTGCGGTATCAGCTGGTCGGGACGGCCTTCGAGACCACGAACATCCTGGCGGTGACGACGGGGAACACCCTGGCGTCGATCACTGGCGACCTCGGCCGGCTGGAGCTGGCGCTTCTGAACCAGAACATCAGCCTGACCGGAGCGGCCTGGATCGGCGCGCCGCGCACGATGATGCGGCTGCGCAATATTCGGGACGGCAACGGCAACTATGCCTTCCCGGAGATGCAACAGGGTCAGCTGCGCGGCAAGCCCTTCCTCGACACCAACACGGTGCCAATCAATCTGGGCGGCGGTGCCGAGTCCGAGTTGTATCTGGTGGCGTTCCCGCATGTGCTGGTCGGCGAACATTCCGGCCTGGAGATCGCCACCTCGACCGAAGCGGCCTACAAGGACGCGGGCGGCACGATGCAGGCGGCGTTCAGCCGGGACGAAACCGTCATTCGTGCCATCCAGCACCACGACATCGGTCTGCGGCACCTGCCGGCCGTGGCGATCCTGACGGGCGTCAACTGGGTTGACGCCTGACCCACGCTGACAGCTGACAGCTGATCGTTGCGGGCCGGAGCGATCCGGCCCGCCAATGCCTTTCCATCATCATGCCCAAGAGGGCTGGAGGTTCTGACATGACGATGCAACGTCGAGATATCGGTTCGCTGATCGCGCTCAAGCGCGCCACGCCCGTTACCCGTCTGACAGCGGGAGGAGCGGGCGACAACACGCAGATCACGGGTGTGATCCTTGACCGTGCCGCCCTTGGCTGGCCCGAGTCCATGGTCCTGCACTATGCGGCAACCGCCGTTCTGGGGGCGGGCGCGACGCTGAGCCTGACCCGTGAGGTGCTGACCTCGAACGCGGCCAACATGGCCGGGGCGCAAACGCTTTCGGCGCAGACTGCCGCCGTGGTGGCGACCGGTGGAGCTGGCGGCTCGACTGAACATGTGGATATCGAGCAGAACATCAGCCTTGCCGGTGCCGGTCGCTATATCCAGGTCAATCCGACGCCGGATCTGAGCGCGGCCAACACGGACGTGGCGCAGATCGCCGTGACCATCGCCTTTGGCGGTCAGAACCGGTTGCCCGCATGATCCGGGTCCAGTTCGTGAAGGTCTGGCGGATGTATCAGCCCGGCGAGTTCGCCGGGTTCGATACCGACCTGGCCCGGCAGATCGTGGCTGGCGGTTTCGCGTGCGCGGTCGATCCGGTCGAAGCCGAGCCCATGGCAAAGGCCAAGGCCAAGACCAAAGCCGGGGACAAGGGGAAGGCCGACACCGAAACCGGAACCGAGGCCGAGGACAAAGGCGCGGAGCACGAATGATCGCGCCCGAGCGGATCATTCCTCCAGCGGAGCTGATTTCGCTGGAGGAGGCCATGCTGCATCTTCGGGTCGATGGCCCCGAGGATTACACCCTGATCAGCGGCCTCATCGCATCGGCAGTAAGCTGGCTTGACGGATGGAACGGCGTGCTGGGGCGGTGCATCATGCCGCAGACCTGGGCGATCCGGACCCATGCCTTGCAGTCCACGCGACTGCCCTTTCCGGATGTGCGGTCGGCGGACGTGTCATATCTGGACGCCGCAGGCGAGACGCAGATCGTGGACGGCGCGAACTATGCCCTTCGCACGATCAATGGCGCTGGCCATCTGATCTTTGCCCCGGGCTATGTCGCCCCCCAACTGGCAGCGGGCGAGGACTGCCCCGTGACGATCACCGCCGTCTTCGGATTCGATGAGCCGCCGCCGCCGCTGAAGACCGCTGCCCTGATGCTTGTGGCCCACTGGTATCGGCATCGAGAGGGCGGGACCGAGGACATTCCGGCGCCGGTGAAGGCGCTGATCGCACCCTATCGCGTCGGCCTGGTCTAGGCCGGTTCTTGCAACATGCAGAAGAGAGAGTCAGGTTCATGGCACTGAGCG